CTAACATCGTATCTTTCTATGTAGGTTCTCAGATTAAAGGCAGATGAATAAACAAATAGTAAATGGTGCTATAGGTTTAGGATTTGCTTTTATAGCGTTCTTAGGTTCTCAACTATATATGGCTAATAATGATATAGTTAGACTTAATCAAGCTATGAAGTTATTAGTAACTGAAGATTTACAGATTAGACCTTCACCAGAGAATGCAATAGAGCGTGGAAGAATAGAATCAAGAGTTAAAGTTAATGTTGAAATACTTAAAGAACTAGAAAATAAAGTTAAAGATTTAAAGCAAGAGATTGCATTGATTGAAATAAAAATAGAGAGTTTAAGATAGTGCCAGTATATAAGTGTCCTAAAGGTTATAAGATAGGTAAGACTGGTAAGTGTATGTATAAAACTAAGATGGCAGCAAATAAAGCATATGCTGGTTATTTAGCAAAGAAGAAAAGTAAGGTATAGGTATGAGTAAAAAAGACTCGAGAATGACAAAATTAGGCGTCTCAGGCTATAATAAACCTAAGAGAACTCCATCACATCCTACTAAATCACATGTTGTATTAGCAAAAGAAGGTGACAAAGTTAAGACAATACGCTTTGGACAGCAAGGTGTTAAAGGTTCTCCTAAGAAATCTGGTGAATCTAAGTCATACGCAGCAAGACGTAAATCATTCAAAGCAAGACACGCTAAGAATATTAATAAAGGAAAGATGTCAGCAGCATATTGGGCAGATAAAGTAAAGTGGTAAAGAAGAGAGCACAGAACTGTTGGAAAGGTTATAAAAAGCAAGGCACTAAGATGAAAGGTGGCAAGCGAGTTAATAATTGTGTTAAAGTTAAAAGGAAGAAAAAATGAAGAATAAATTCAAACCATGCAAAATGTGTCCTACTCCATCTAAATGTAAGAAGATGGGCAGATGTGCGAAGAGGACAGGCTCTAAATATTAAGGAGTAAGTAATGACTTTCAGAGAATTAGTTAATAGTGTACTACTTAGATTAAGAGAAGATACTATCGAGTCTGATTGGTCAGGTAGTTATTTAACTTCATCTACACTGACACCTTATCAGAAATTAATATGTGAGTTAGTTAATGACTCTAAGAAGAATGTAGAATCTTATCATGATTGGAATGCATTAAGAGAGACATTCAATTTGGTATTAAGAAAAGGTAATATGCAGTACACATTAGGTGATGCTCTTAGAGGTGCTGGTACTTCATTTAGAATACTAGATGTAATCAATAAAGATACTGGTCAAACTTTAGAACAAGTAAATAACTCATGGTTAAACCAAGAAGTGTTTCCTGAAATAGATGAAGGTGAGCCTAGATACTACGCACTCAATGGCATATCTCAAGCTGGTGTTGGTAGAGAACCAGATGCTAATATAGATTTTTATCCTGTCCCTACAACTACAGAAGCTGGACAAACTATAGCAGTTAATATTGTAGGTGCACAGAAAGAATTAACCGAAGCTTCTCAGATACTTAGAGTTCCTGCTCAACCAGTTATCTTAGGTGCTTGGGCTAGAGCCATAGCAGAGAGAGGTGAAGATGGAGGAACACAATACAGTGCTGTAGCTGCTGAAGCTAGAGATGTGCTTAATCAAACAGTTCAGCTAGACGCTGGAAACTTTGAGTACGAGAGGGACTGGTATTATGTTACAAGGTAAAGGTTTAAAAGCTGTAGTATTAGATACTATTGGTATCAATGGTTTAGATACTCAGACACATCCTACTGCACTTGACCCTAGTTATTTTACTAAGGCAAACAATATTGTATATACAGAAGGTAACCGAGTTACATTCAGAAAAGGATTATATCAAAAGACTAACGCAGAATCTAATGGTAATCATGTAGGTTCTTTGTTTGAGAATAGAGCTGATGGAACTATATGGGCTGCAGCTGGACAATACATCTATGAAGTAGACTTCAGTAATACAGATGGTTCAGGTTATCTATATGCGTTTACTAATGCTTATGATACTGGTGCTTCAAATGACCACTGGCAGTTCGCTGATACAGATTTAGGATTAGTAGCTGTACAAGGTGGAGAAGATGTACATTTACTATCAGGAGGTTCTTGGGGTTTAATGTCTGCAGATGCAGGTTACTCTGCTCCAGCTGGTGTTACTACATTTGACCCTTCTACTGCATTAGGTGAGTACGGAAGATTATGGGTAGGAGGAGTCAGCGAAGATAACACAGTTTTATACTACTCTAAAGGTGAAGACCCAGTAGCATTTAACAATGGTGATGCTGGATACATAGACCTTAAGTATGTATGGGGTAATGATGAAATAGTATCTATCAATTCCTTTGGTGGTAAGTTAGTTATCTTCGGTAAACAAAACATAGCTATATATAATAATCCTTGGGATGTTACTAATATAGAATTAGATGAAGTCATTAAAGGTATTGGTGCTGTATTCAGAGATTCAATACAAGCAGTAGGTGATGACTTATTATTCTTATCTGATACTGGTGTTAGGTCTCTACAAAGAACTGCTGAGTTCGATAAGTTACCACTAAAAGAAATATCTATTACTATTAATGATGAGATTATTTCTAATACACAGAATACTCAAGATGTTCGGTCAGTGTATGTTCTTAATGAAGGTCTATATCTATTATCATTTACAGACTTAAATGTTACTTATGTATTTGACTTGACTTATAATACACGGAGAGATGTACCTAGGGTAACTAAATGGAACTTCGATGGTGATAGACAACCAATATCGTTTACTTACTCACAAGACTATGGTTTATTATTTGGTGAAGAGAGTGGACATATATGCACATATGAGGGTTACTATGAAGTAACATATTCAGATGGAGTATATACAGAGACACCATACACAGGTTCTTTCTCCACATCAGTATTAGATTTAGGACAAGGCTTTGTGTCTTCTATCTTAAAGAAACTTATTATGGTAGTATCTGGTGGTAGTGGAACTCAAGTAGGTATTAAAGCATTTAAAGACTTTGAATTACAACCTTCTACTTCAGAGACATTTACAGTTAATGCACCTTTAAGTGGTACTGCATATAAGTGGGGAGAATCTAATTCATTGTTTGGTGCAGCTAAGTTTGCTCCTATACACGGACTAAAAGAAGTTGGTGTTCAACTATATGGTGATGCTAAGTATCTTAGGTTTGAAATGGATGGTGTAACTAACGGATATAGAACTGCACTACAATCAATAACATTATTTTATAAACAAGGGAAAATGTACTAATGTCAAATTATACTATACAAGTAGACTGGGCTGGTAAAGATGCACTACCTGATTCGTCTGCGTCTAAGGTTATTTCAGGAGATGACTTTAATACTGAGTTTGTCTCAGTAAGAACTGCAATTAACTCTAAAGCAGATGTTAATGGTAATTCAGCTGAGAACTTTACCTGTAATGATTTAACAGTAAGTGGTGAGAATGCAACAGTAGACGGACAAACTATAGCTACGCTAGGTACTCCTGAAACATTTACTAAAGCACATCCTACAGCTGCTGAAGAATTAACTATGACTGCAGACCAAACAGCTAACTTACTTAATGCTAATGTATTTGTAGTCACTGCAACAGCATCAGGTTATACTTTAGATACTTCTAATCAGACAGCAGGTGTAACAGCTAAATTTATTATTGATAATCCAGACAGCAATGCTTTACTATTTGGTAGTGAGTTTGTATTCCCTGGAGAGTCAGGAACTATCTCTATTAATCAAGGTGGTATTACTTTACTTGATTGTGTATCAGATGGTTCATCATTATATTGTACAACTAAGAACGCAACATTCGCATAAGGAGAACTAAATGGCTTTCTTTTCCTCAGATTTAGGGTTAGCAGAACAGTTTGCAAATCCTAAGGTATCTAGAATATATCAACCTAGTGCTGGTAATCAGCCATTATCTAGTTCTGTATTCTCTGATAATCCTTTTGAAGCATTAACTCAAGCAATAAGCGGAGGAACAGGGGGAACAAGTGGTGGTTTTAATATGCCTTGGTCACCAGACTTAGGAGACGGAACTC